TTATACACACTAAAAGAATGGTAATGCAAAAAGGCCTCCGAATAATCGGGGGCCTTATTTTTATTGCTAGTAGAATAACTAACCTGACGGATAATTATATTACTTCAAATTACGAAAGGAATGTAATTCTCGGCGTATCATCTTCATCAAGGTCGATTCGGTCTATCGTCTGCTGCCAAAATTGCCGCCGCTGTTCTCTTGTCATCTTCTCATAATACGGACGGATACCACCGGGCAGATAATAATTAAGTGGAGTAGAGGTCGGTATCTTCGGTGCTTCTACCTCGGCAATGGCAGCCGATAATTCCGCATGAGTCTTTTTATACTCATCAAGGTCGATGAGTTCGTTCAGGAACAGCTCTTTCAGTCGTTCCAGTTTACGTTTTAACTTCTCAACGTCGGTTGTAACTGGTTGCGGCTTTTGTTTTTTCTTAACAGAATACTGGAAATATTTATACGCTTCATCGAAGGAATCAAGAAGCGATTCTTCTATCTTCTTTTCCGCGACTCGTCCGCGATGAGTACACGCCTTGAAGGGTGAGACGCTTTGCGGGCACTGATAATAGTAGTACGTCTTGCCGTTGTTTTTCCCGACGCAACCGATTCCCGTATACGGATGACCACACATCGGACAACGGATGAGACCCGTGAACAGGAATATCCGACCGGTCGGCGTTCGTTTGATTAGCTTTTTTGTTTTTATTATTTTTTGAGCCCTGTAAAAGATATCTTCTGTAACAAGCGGCTGACAGAAGTTATCGTCTCCGTGCGATCGCCCAATGTACCGTTCGTTCTTTAACACATGGCTAATGCTTGCGTATGTGTAATAGAATCCGTGACCGCACATCCAGCGAGCCGCTTCGGCGAGGTTTTGAGTCTTGACGAAGTGTTCAAAAAGCGGTTGTACGTACTTGGCGTTCTCATTCGGTATGAGTTTCTTGTCCTGTACGCTGTAACCGAATGGAATTTTCCCGCTGCATATCTCGTGCCTTGCCCGTTTCTGAGCAAAGACGAAATGAATACGGTCGCTTGTCATATCTGATTCGTTCTGAGCGATTGAGAGTTTGATATTGAGCATGAGCCGCCCGTTCGTCGTCGTTGTATTGTAGTCCTCTTGGGTGGTCTCCCAGTCTACCTTATGGCTGTCCAAAATCTCTTGAGCCTTGTAATAGTCTTTTACCGACCTGAACCAGCGGTCAAGCTTAATAAAGAGGACGCGGTCAATTTTATTCTGCTTAATATCCTCAATTAATTGCTTGAAGGCACGGCGGGAAAACGGCTTCTTCCGTGCTGACGCTCCGTCGTCGGTATAAACGCCGACTATATTATATTTATGCTTATCTGCATAGGCTCTGAGGTCGGCAAGCTGTGCGTCAAGGGATAGCCCTTGCCGTGCTTGCTCTTCAGTGCTTACCCGTATGTATAGGGCTACTCGTTTATTCTTCATATTGGTCTCCGCGTATAAGTAAACCCCGCACAAGCGGGGTCTTTTTTTATGGGTATTTAGCGTCGAACAGCTTCTTCATCTCTTCGGGGGTGAAGAACTGTGACGATATGGTATAGGTCTGTTTCTGTCCGTTTTTCTTTAGTACTTCGAAATTCCAGACCTGTTGAGCCAAGCGATTCTGACCTAAAGCAAGAGCATCAATCTGTCCAGTAGCTTTATCCTTCGGCACCTTCTTACCATTGACCTTAAGGAGAATATCGCCGACCTCGATACCTGCATTCGCCATCGGCATCCCCGGCGTTACGTCGGTAAATTCGTACCCGCCTTTTTCTTTTTGAGTGGACAAATCAAATCCGAACGAATATGCGCCGTCAAATTTCGCCTTTATCGGTGCTAGGTCGTGAATCTCGACTATCGGGGGCAGCGGTTGCGTAAAATTCGCCCCGGTTGCCGCTGAGCGAGTTTCTATAATACTGCAATTTACACCTACGCCGTTCGGGGCATCTGTGAATGTGAAGGCATGCTTGTCTTCAACTGCGATAGGAATTTCGCCGAAGAGCCCGCCCGCGATGGTCCCGTTTGTTATAATCGTGATGCCATAGTCGTTTGAGGTGTCGATAGTAAAAGGCTGCCCGCTCTGGGCGGCCATCTGAACAATCGCATCGCGAATCTCCTGAGTCGTGGCGTTCTTAATAACGGTATAGTACGCCATAGAATTCAGCGGCAGTGCTAGAGACACAGCAAGGGTGGTCAATAAAGTCTTTTTAAACATATGATTATCTCCTTTTATATTTAATTTATCTCACTTTGTTTTAAAACCGCCAACCCTAAAACCTTAAAATCGGAACAATTCGACTCGCTGAATTGAAGCGGTGCATACTTCGGATTTTCGGATACAAGCATAACGCCCGTATCAGTCTTATAGAATCGCTTAATGCACACCCGTTCGTTATCGATTTCGACGCAAGCTATTTTGCCATTCGGGACTTCAGGCTGAGCCTTGACGAAGACGATATCGCCGTCATTAATGCCCGCGTTTATCATCGAATCACCTCGGACGGTAATACAAAAGTCAACTGCATATCGTGAGTCGGTTTCCACGTAAAAAGTATCTTGCCCGTCTAGGTTTTCAAGTGGTTGACCCGCCGCTGCGTATCCTAACATAGGTACACGCTTCAGTGAGGGAACGAATACCGGGGCTGAACTATATAATGTATCCATGTTCACATTGAAATAGTCTGCGATTGCTTCGAGAACCTCAAAGCTTGGTTTACGCTTTCCGTTCTCATACATACTGATTGAGCTTTTTACAAGGTTCAATTCGCGGGCAAGGTCATCTTGAGTCAATCCGCGAGACGCTCGCAATTCTTTTAAACGCTTGGCGAAATCCATAGTACACTCTCCTTTTAAAAACATTCTATCACTTTACGTGAAGAACAGCAATAAAAATATTCACACAAAGTGTTGACAGTTTCTTGAATTTAATGTACACTTTATGTGAACAGGAGGTGACAAAAAAATTATGTTCGATAAAAGTCTTATCGCCAAAAAGCTCACAGAGCTACGGCAGAAGAAGCAGAAGACTCAACAGGAAGTCGCCAGTGCACTAGGCCTGTCGGTGTCGGCCATTGCTATGTATGAAGCCGGGGTCAGAGTACCCAGGGATGAGGTTAAGTTGGCACTGGCTCAGTATTATCAGACCACGGTAGGGTATATTTTTTTTAATTCCTAGTTCACTAAAAGTGATTAAAGAAAGGAGCTGAATTAATTATGAGCCCGACCGACGGGCAGTTCATCAACTTCCGTCCTGAACGTCCTATAGAGGTCGCTCTCAACATTTTGTACGGGACGGATGACAGCGAATTCGTCGTAGAAAGGAGTGACGTCAGTGACCATTCTTGTGAATCTGACGTGTGCGATTGTCATCGCCACGATGATTCTCTTAATCATCAATGAAATTAAAAGGAGATAGCCATGAAATATGAATCTATTTATGACATCAGCAAGACCGCCGTCAGTATCATGAACACCTGTATTACCGAGACGGCGAAGGGAAGCGGTATCGAGATATACCGACACTACGCCGACCGAGTTATCGTCGATGCGGTTATCGTAGCCGCCTTCAATAATCTCAACCGTTCGCCGTTATCCAGGTATTATCAGGCGATTCTGGTAGTCACCTTCGGCGATCGGTGGAAGTGGTTCATTCGCACCTGGGGGCCGATGTTCATCCGTAATCACATATCGCTCGAGTCCGTCCGATGGGACGAAGAACTCAGGAAGGAGAAAACAAAATGAGAACGACCGCATTACAATCGCCACCTGAATGGGTGAACCACAACTATTATGAACTTCAATCGACTTGTAAGTCAAGAACCATTCGGCGCGAGTCTCACGGACCGCTTTATTACCTCAAGGAAGGAGCTGAAGTAGGCCTCGGGGTAGTGGTTATATACCTTATTGTTGCCCTGACGGCCCTCATATGAAGGAGGTGATGAGATGAGTTGTGAGGACTGCCCGAACAGAGACTACTGCATTCCTGACGAATGCCTGGAAGAACAGAAAAAGACCGCTCTCAGCGGCAACTGAGAACGGCCCAAAATGTAAAAACATTTCAACGGTATTATACCACAAAGGAGACGAATGATGAAGTATTTACAGGTTACTCATGAGTATTGTAGCGGACCTTCACTTGACCGGAAGACCTTCCCGACGGGGCAAGGCTACTGGTTTAAGTTCTACGAGAAGGACCTCGGTCCTATCGGTAGGGTGCCCGTCAGCGCCTTAGTTGTTGTTGACACGGCCTACGGCTTTCAGCTCGGGCGAGTTGTTGAGTATGCGAATAGCGAAGACGAATTGAAGGCAAAAGGGTGCAACCGAAAAGTACTAAAGCAGGTCGTCGGCGTAGTCGACACGGGCGCGTATTCGGCAAGACGGAGATTACAGCTAGATTACGAGAAGGCCGACCTTGAACTGCGGCATTGGATACAGAAGAACGGGCTCGATGACGTGTATTCGATACTGGCGGATATGTCGATCGAGTTCAAGGAACGACTGCACCAACGAAACACTTTAAAACAGGAAATCGAACAAGACGAACAATAAGGAGGATATGACGATGATTAGAATTACATTCGAAGGAACGATTCAAGACGTTATGAAGGAGATGAAGGACTTCGTAGACAACAGGGCTAAAGGGGTCGTAGTAGAAGTACCGAAGAATTGGACGACTCAAGATGGCGCGGGGGAAGTGGGGGCAGTAAATGAAGCTAAGAAGCCGTCGCGGCTTGCGATGATTGCTGAGTCAGCGCAAAGCCTTATGAATATTACTCAAGCGCCGAAAGCGGAAGCGGCTACCGCACCTGAGCCGACAAAAAGAGAATACAAATTAGAAGAGCTCCAAGCGGCTATGCAGCCGTTCATCAACACGAAGCTCAAAGAGCTTCAAGAGCTCCTGGCGAAGTTCCAAGTGGTGAGCTTAGTCGATCTTCCGAAGGAACAGTACTCCACCTTTGCTGAAGAACTCAGAGCACTGGGGGCGACGATATAATGCCGACTCAACACGCACTATTATCGGCATCAGGGGCTCACCGATGGCTACATTGCACCGGTAGCCCGCTTCTTGAGAAGGACTTCCCTGACAGTACATCGGTCTATGCTCAAGAAGGCACGCTCGCTCATGAGCTCTGTGAGCTGAAGCTCATGGCCTATACGGGCGAGATAACTAAACGTAAGCTCACGAGTATGAAAAATAAGCTCATGAAGTCGGAGCTCTGGCAACCTGAGATGGAAGGCACATCAGAGGCCTATCTCGATTACGTTAAGGACATTACGATGAGTTACACCGTAAAGCCCGTCATACTCACCGAGAAGCGAGTCGACTTCAGCCAATACGTACCTGAGGGATTCGGTACGGCCGACTGCCTGATATTAGCCGGAGATACCCTACACGTCGTTGATTATAAGCATGGCAAAGGAGTCGTCGTTGATGCGGACCACAATCCGCAGATGATGCTCTACGCTCTAGGGGCGATGAGCGAGTTATCGCTCTTGTATCGCTTCAAATTCGTTCATATGACAATCGTACAGCCGAGGGTGAGTAATATATCGGAGTTCACGATGACGGCTGATGAGCTCATCGAGTGGGGCGAGAAGGTCGTTAAGCCGAAGGCCGAAGCGGCCACATCGGGTAAAGGCGAATTCGAAGCGGGCGATTGGTGCAGATTTTGCCGAGCAAAGCGTCAGTGCAAGACTCGGTACGAATCGAACGGTTCGCTGTATCCTGAGCTGTCCGAACGACACGATCCGAGGCTTATTACGCTTGCCGAACTCGGCGAATACTTAAAGCGAGGAAAGGACATGGCCGCTTGGCTCGAAGATATGAGGGAGTATGCTCTATCCGAGTCTCTAGCCGGTGCAGACGTACCCGGGTGGAAGGCCGTTGAAGGTCGGGGCAGTCGAGCGTTCACCGACACCGACGAAGCGGTCGACACGCTCATTAAGAACGGTATCGACGAAAGCGTTCTCTACGAACGCCGGGTGCTGACGCTAGCTCAAATGGAAAAGGCCGTCGGCAAGAAGGCCTTCGGCGAATTGGTCGGGGACCTCGTTGTCAAGAACCCCGGCAAGCCGACACTTGTTGAAGAGTCGGACAAACGTCCGAGGATAACCAATCAGCCGACAGCAGCTGACGTATTTAATTCTTAATTATTTATGGGGGTATCTATTATGTCATTTACACCGAAAGCAACCGAAGTATTACTCAAGAATGTTCGTCTGTCTTATGTACATCTCATGGAACCGTATACAGGAGTCAACCAGTCTAAGCCGAAGTATTCGACTACGATTCTTCTGCCGAAAAGTGATGTAGCCCAAAAGCAAGCACTTGACGCCGCCATTGCGGCAGCCATTGAGGAAGGCCGTCAGAAGTACGGTGCAAAGAGCGTACCGGCTAAGCCGAAGCAACCCGTGTGGGACGGCGACGGCTACACTCAAAACGGTAAAGAATTCGGCCCTGAAGCGAAGGGCCACTGGAGCTTCACGGCTTGGCAAGATGCGAAGTATAAGGTTGAAGTCGTCGATATGTCGGGCAATCCGATTACGGATCATACGCAAGTCTATTCCGGTATGTACGCTAATGTCCTTGTGAATTTCTACTACTACGACAACCAGTCTCAAGGTGTCGGTTGCAGCTTAGGGCCCGTGCAGAAGGTCCGTGATGGTGAATCCTTAGGCGGCGCACCTATCTCGGCGGCTTCCGTGTTTGGAGCGCCTCAGGGAAGCGCTGCCAACGTATACGGCGGTGCAGAAGCGACACCGCAGGTCAATCCTATCACCGGTCAGCCGATGTAGGCCCGTATGAGGCACTTAAACATTGATATAGAAACGTATTCGCCGAACGACATCTCGTTCGGCGTTTACAAATATTCCGAATCCGAAGAATTCGAGATATTACTGTTCTCATACGCTTACGACTTCGGCGAAGTCCATATCGTAGACCTCGTGTCAGGCGAGAAGATACCCGATGAAGTGGTCAAAGACTTGCGGAATCCCGAAGTTATAAAGCACGCTTACAACGCACAGTTCGAGATAACGTGCTTAAATCGGGCCGGTTATCAGACCTTCGTCGAACAGTGGCGGTGCACGATGATTCACGGCGCGTATCTCGGCTATCCGATGGGACTGGCTAAGCTTGGCAAAGCCCTGGGGCTTCCGCAGGATAAGCTCAAGGACAAGGCAGGGGCGGCACTTATACGGTACTTCTCGGTGCCTTGTAAGCCGACGAAAAAGAACGGTGGGCGTACACGTAACCTACCGAGACACGATCCTGATAAGTGGTTCGCCTACGGCATGTACAATATGCAGGACGTCGTCACCGAGATGGAGTGCTACAGAAGGCTATCCGCTTTCCCTGTACCTGAAGAAGTCGAAAAGCAGTGGCAAATCGATATCCGCATGAACGCTGCGGGGGTCGGCATTGACCGACAGCTTGTAGATGGCGCCCTTGCAATCGATGAAGAGAACAAGAAGGCACTTCTTGAAGAGGCTTATGAGCTTACAGGACTTAGCAATCCGAACAGCCGTAACCAACTGCTCGATTGGCTGAACTCCAACACGAATCTCGAGCTTGAGAAGCTAACAAAAGACTCCGTGGCCGCAGCCATGACAGACGCTGACGATGTAGCGAAGAAGGTCCTTACTATCCGTAAGAAGCTTGCCAAGTCGTCCGTATCGAAGTACGAGATGATGGCAAGCGCCACGGGCAATGACGGTCGTCTGCGAGGCACGCTACAGTTTTACGGGGCGAACCGTACCGGACGATGGGCGGGACGGCTCTTACAAGTGCAGAACCTGCCGAGGAACTACATTACGAACCTCGACATCGCTCGTGACCTCGTCAAGGCGTCTAATCGAGTAGGCCTAGGGCTCTTATTCGGAGATGTGTCTGATACGCTCTCACAGCTCATCAGAACGGCTATAGTCGCTAAGGACGGCTATACGTTATGTGTAGCTGACTTCTCAGCGATTGAGGCAAGAGTCATCGCCTGGCTGCCCGGTGAGACATGGAGACAGAAGGTCTTCGCTGAAGGCGGCGATATATACTGCGCGTCGGCATCTTCGATGTTCGGCGTGCCGGTCGTGAAGCACGGCGTGAACGGGCACTTAAGGCAGAAGGGCAAGGTTGCAGAACTGGCCCTCAGCTATCAAGGCGGCGTGAACGCTTTGAAGGCTATGGGAGCTCTGGATATGGGCCTTACGGAAGAAGAGCTGCCGAATATCGTAGAGCTCTGGCGGCAAGCGTCGCCGAAGATTAAAGAATTCTGGTACACGATTGAAAAGGCAGCCGTGTACACGGTCACAACGGGCAACCCGATGACGATTGACCACGGCATTACGTTCCGACTCGAGGTCGACCCGTTCTACGGATATCGGTATATGACGATTGAACTGCCATCGGGGCGTAAGCTCTTCTATCCTGATCCGCATATCAAGCTGAACAACTTCGACAAGGAAGCGGTACACTTCAAGACTCAGCTCAATAATGCTTGGGTTACCGAGTCGACCTACGGGGGGAAACTCGTCGAAAACATCACACAAGCCGTCGCTCGCGACTGCCTAGCTCTTACTCTGACGCGGTTATCGGAAAACGGGCTACCGGCTATTATGCACATTCACGACGAAGCGGTTATCGAAGTGCCGAAGGACGAAGCGGACGAGTATCTGGATATTGTCGAGAAGACGTTTGCGCTTCCTATCCCGTGGGCTGAAGGGCTGGTGCTCACAGCCGCAGGCTTTACGAATGACTACTACATGAAGGACTGATAGATATGAATAACGACAAAAAAATATCAATCAGCATAGGTGCGAGCCGGTGGTCTAAGCAGTGGACACAGACGACGATGCTCTGGTCCGAGTTATGTAACCGCTTGAAGACCCCCGTACGAACCGAGGAGACGGTCGAAGAGTATCACAAGATGAAGAAGGCCGACCAAGGCAAGCTCAAGGACATCGGCGGCTTTGTCGGCGGCACTCTCAGCGGCCTTCAACGTAAGGCGATTAATGTGACGGGCCGTGACCTCATTACGCTTGACCTTGACGCCATTAAGCCCGGTGACACGGATGACGTGCTTCGAGTCTTAGGTCTGTTCGGTATGACATACGCCGTCTACTCGACTCATTCTCATACGGAGCACCGTCCGAGACTTCGAATTGTCATGCCGACGGATCGAACGATGACGCCTGAAGAATACGAGCCTATCGCTCGTAAGATGGCCTCACACATTGGTATCGACATGTGCGACGGCACGACATTCGAGGCCTCACGGCTCATGTACTGGCCGAGTTGTCCGAAGGACGCACCGTATGTCTTTCGGACGGGCATCGGCCCACTTATCTCCGTAGATGCGGTACTCGCTGAGTATGAAGATTGGCACGATATAAGGTCGTGGCCGCAGGTGCCGGGACACGAAGCGGACCAAAGGGAACGGCAGCTACTGTCGAAGCAAGGCGATCCGAAGTCGAAGCACGGCATCGTCGGGGCCTTCTGCCGGGTCTACGGCATTCGTGAGGCCCTCGATGAGTATCTACCGCATGCCTATGTAGAGGTAGAGGGCTCATCGGACCGTCTGACCTTTGCGACGGGTTCGACGGTAGCCGGAGCTGTTATCTATGACAATGACCAGTTCTTATATAGCCACCACAGTACCGACCCGTGCTGCGGTCAGCTCGTGAACGCCTTCGACTTGGTGCGGCTTCACAAGTTCCACGACCTCGACGAGACGGCCAAAGACGGCACGCCCGTGCATAAGCTGCCGTCTTATACGGCGATGAGTAAGCTTGCGATGAAGGATACGGCGGTCGTAGCCGAGCTTAACGCCGCCAGGGCTCAGGAGTCCGCACAGAACGTCTTCGCTGACCTCATACAGAAGGAAGAAAAGGGCAAACAGGAGCTCACGGACCTTAATCCGAACGCCCTGACTGACGTTGAGTGGATGAAGACCTCGACATTACGATATGACGACAACGGACGGGTCAAACCGACGCTCGATAATATGCTGAAGATTCTCGTACATGACCAGGCCCTTTCGGGGCGAATCGCTTATGACCGCTTCGGCAGCCGGTATGTAGCCAGGGGGGCCCTGCCGTGGAACATGCAGCCGGGCACACGCTTGTGGACGGACGCCGATGATGCAGGGCTACGGTGGTACTTGGAGAATAAATACGACGTGACCGGTAGAGACAAGGTCCAAGACGCCATGATCATGTGTGCTGAACAGAACGGCTTTAATGAAGTCCTGGATTATCTGAATGGTCTTACCTGGGACGGAGTCGCTCGGCTCGATACGCTCTTCATCGACTATCTTGGAGCCGAGGACAACGTCTATACTCGAGCCGTCGCCCGAAAGTCCTTTACGGCGGCCGTGGTACGAGCCTATGAGCCGGGGTGCAAGTATGACACCATGCCGATTCTTATCGGACGTCAAGGGGCAGGTAAGAGTACCCTAATCCGTACCTTGGGGAAGAAATGGTACGCTGACGGCTTAAGTACGTTTGAAGGTAAAGAAGCGGCTGAGAATATCCAGGGAAAGTGGATTATAGAAGCAGGCGAAATGGCAGGATACACCAAGGCTGAAGAGAACGCATCGAAGCAGTTCTTATCGCGGCAAGTCGATGTATTCAGACAGGCATACGGCAGACGGACTCAGGAATACCCGAGACGGTGTGTGTTCTTCGGCAGCACGAACCAGTATGAATTTCTGAAAGATATCACGGGAAACCGCCGCTTCTGGCCGATTGACTTAGAGTCGCGGAAGCCCACAAAGTCCGTGCATAACAATCTTCCTGGGGAAGTGGACCAGATTTGGGCCGAGGCGGTCGTGCGGTACCGGGGCGGTGAGTCCCTTATTATCGAAGATAATGAAGACGTGTTGAGATTAGCCGAAGCGGCACGAGAAACGCATATGGAGTCGAATACGAAGGCGGGTATCATTAACGAATTCCTACTTCAGAAGGTGCCGAAGAATTGGAACACGATGAGCCGTTCAGCCAGACGTACGTACTTAACGATGGGCGGGCACACGCCAAGTGAGGACCTCGAATATCGTGATCGTGTGTGCGCAGTAGAGGTGTGGTATGAATGTTTCGGACAGGACCCGGCGCGAATGAAGAAGAACGAAGCCAGAGAGATAAACCAGATTCTCCTAGACTCACCGTACACTCAAGGCGGCAGTAGAATATTCCGATTTGGGGAATACGGACGGCAAAGAGGATTTGCAATTAATGAAAATAAGCTTCAATAATAATGTTCACATTCTCAATTACGGCGTGCACGTTCTCATTTATCTGTTCACATTCTACCCGTTTTTGTTCACATTCTAAATGTGAACAGATTTTAAGAATGTGAACAAAGAATGTGCACAGAAAAACCTAGTACCTATCTATGTTTATAGGTATTTGTTCACAGTGTTCACAATAATTAATAAAAAGGGTAAAAGAAAGGCTGTAAAGGAAATTAAAGGATATATACACCTCTATACAGCCTTTATACGGACCCTCATATACGCGCGCGTGAGAGAACGTGCACAGACTAAAAACGGGAGGAAAAACATGTGGGAGAAAACGATAGAGAAGAAATTAGTCGACGGGGTGAAGAATCTTGGCGGCAAGGCGTATAAGTTTGTATCCCCCGGCAACGTCGGAGTACCGGATCGGATTGTTGTGTGGCCGAATGGGAAGATTGACTTTGTCGAATTAAAGACGGAAGCGGGAGTGCTGTCCAAGGTACAGAAGCTACAGATACGAGCCCTCGAGGCACGACGGTGCGAGGTCCGTGTCTTGTACGGGGCGGCTGCCGTTAAGGAGTACCTAAGACACGGAGCGGCCAATTATGGACTTTAGGCCGCATCCGTATCAAGCGTACTGCATTAATAGGGTTATCGGTCAGAAGAAGTTAGGGCTGTACCTCGATATGGGTTTAGGCAAGACAATTATCACACTACAGGCGATATACGAATTAAAGTATAACCGATTCGCCGTGAAGAAGGTCCTTATCATTGCCCCGAAAAAGGTAGCCGAGGCAACATGGCAACGGGAAGCGGCGAAGTGGAGTGGTCTTGGTCTTCTTCGAATCTCGACCGTCCTCGGAACGCTAAAGGAACGAACGACGGCCTTACAGACGGATGCCGACGTTTATATCATCAATCGGGACAATGTTGTATGGCTGACCGACTATTATAAGAACGCCTGGCCCTTCGATATGGTGGTCGTCGATGAGTCGAGTAGCTTTAAGAATCATCAGGCGAAGCGGTTTAAGGCCTTGGCTAGAATGTACGACCACATCGACCGTATGGTGCTTCTTACGGGCACGCCGACGCCGAAGGGGCTTATCGACTTATGGGCTCAGGTGTATCTCATCGATAAGGGCGAATCTCTTGGAAGAACGTATACGAGCTTTCGGGATCATTACTTCGAACCTGACCAGAGATCGCACACGGTCATCTACAGTTATAAGCCGCGAGAACACGCCGAGGAAGATATTATGAAGGCTATATCCCCGATATGTGTATCAATGAAGTCAGAGGATTATCTGACCCTGCCGCCTGTTATCAGCGACATCGTGCCGGTACAACTTGACGCCAGGGCGAAGAGAGAATACGACACGATGGAACGGGAGATGGTTCTTGAGCTTGTAGATGACGAAGAAATTACGGCGGCCTCGGCGGCGGCACTCTCAACGAAACTTCAGCAGTTGGCGAACGGAGCCGTCTATGATGAGAATCGAGGCGTTCATGAGATTCATAACTGCAAGATTGAAGCGTTTAAAGAGCTTATCGAACAGCTAAACGGTAAGCCGGTACTGGTGTTCTACAATTTCAAGCATGACCTTGAACGCTTGAAAAAGAGCCTTGCTAAATCAAGATTAGTCGTGAAGGAGCTTAAGGGGGCTACGGAAGAGCGAGAATGGAACGAGGGAAAGATTGACGTTCTACTAGCACACCCCGCCAGTACGGCATACGGCCTTAATCTTCAAGACGGCGGCAATCATGTTATATGGTTCGGGCTTAACTGGAGCCTGGAATTATACCAACAGGCGAATAAGAGACTTCATCGCCAAGGCCAAAAAGAGAAGGTCATCATTCATCATCTCATCAGTATCGGAACGAGAGATGAGGATATGATGACGGCGTTAGAACAGAAGGCCGATGCACAAGAGTACGTATTACAGAGCCTAAAGGCACGAATTGATAAGGTAAAAGGAGAACAATAACATGAATAACGTTCAAAAGAAATTGGTGAGCAGCATATATAAGTTGTGGGAAGCGGCACAGAAAGACGGCGAACAGTTCCGCGTTCAGGATATTCCTAACGTAGGACTTGTGGCCGTATCATCGCACGTCCTCATACGGCTGCCGAAGGATTGCCCGCATCCGTTTAGGGCGGACAAAGAAGAAGCCTCGATAGCAGATGTTATAAAGGGTTACTTGACCGATAAGAACTCCGTAACAGCCTTCGATACCGGAGATATGAGTACCTTCGGCCGAAATTTGGTTGCAAAGAAAATCGCCTACGGCACAGACGGTAAGTCGGTCTTCGTGAATAAATCACTGTACGCCTTCACGCCGCCTTCCGTGGATCATCTGGACCTATATAGGGGCATCCTAATTCGAGTATATGTAGAAGGTGAAGAGCTGCCGGTAATGGGCGTCACTGTATACCGTAATCCGGAGGGTCGATAATGACGAACATAACAAGAAGCCCTATAAACGGACAGATTGAAGCCGACGATATCAAGAGCCCAAGCCATTACACCTGGAGAGGTAAGGAGTGCGAAGAGATTATAGGCGAGCTTATTCAGGGGGCTGAGGGTAAAGAGGCGTACTATCTCGGAGCGGTTGTGAAGTATCTCTACCGATACCCAAAGAAGGGTACGCCGCTTAAGGACTTAAGGAAGGCGAAGCAGTACATTGATATGCTGATTAAGCTGAAAGGGGAAGGTTTAGATGAAAGAGTACGTATTTAGTTTTAGTAACGAAATGGAGTCAAACGGCAATAAGTACAATATTCCGGAAGAAACCGCTTATGGTCCCTATGATTCCGAGAAAGAAGCCTTTCTCGACGCTATAAAGATGTACGACTATTACGGGCTTAAATTCACTCACCTATACGTAGGGCAACCGGAATACTTTGCTCCTCGAATAGACGCAGAATCAGTGTTAGAGGATTTAGCACAACTAGCCGATGATAACGGGTACAAGGAAGACGGATACCTTGAAAACGTCAAAAGCGAACACATAAGTGAGCTTGATGAGATACTCACCAAAGCCTATCTTGCGTGGGAAAATAAGCACCCCGAATATCGCAACAACTATTATTTAATGACTAATGCCGTTAGATATTCTATCAGCCACTTAAAAGAAGAGATGGAAAACATGCGAAAAGGAGAACAGCATGAATGCGAAGGAGTATCTTGAATACGTCCGCAGTCTTGACATCAGGCTACGGATGAAAGACTCACGGATATCACAGCTTCAACGAGATATCTGCTGCATACGAGCCCTGGACTACACGAAGGACCGCATCAGCGGCGGTAGCCCCGTCGATATCTCTGATAAGATAGCAAGACTCGACGAACTCATCCGAGAGGCGAATGAAGAGTGGGATGAATTGATTGCCGAGCGGGAGAGAGCAAATGCCCGCATTCGTAAACTCGAGAGCATTAAGCAGCAGGAGGTACTGACAAGACGATTCATATACAATGAGAAGTGGGAAGTCATAGCCGTAAAGATGAACATCACATGGCAAGGCACGTGGCAGCTGTTTTATCGGGCCCTGAAAAACTTTCAAAAAAATTTTTGAGGGGGGTTGATTAAATGTCTAATGCTTGACATGGTATGATGTATGTGTGAAAAGTGCGTAAAGCACTATTATTATTCTAATGTAGTTTTATCTTACAGGCCGGTGGCATCTACCTCCAAGATGCCACCACTTTTATTTGAGCCATGATGAGGTTGTCCATGACCGAACACAAGACACAAGTACGTTGCTGTTGCAAGTCCTGCCTAAATAATTACAAAGGTATATGCTCTGCTAACGCAATCCGAATCGGTGGGACGGGCAAATGCAAGTGCTATGTGGCAGCCAAAGACGTCATGAACACATCTCGTTATGGCCAAAGGAGGTGATCCGATGCCAAGGAAGAGTATGCATGTATGCTTCTATCCCGGTTGTCAGGAGCTTACGCGAGAACGATATTGTGAGAAGCACCGTAAGACTTCATATGACAACCGAAGAGAGAGTGCGGCTAAAAGAGGGTACGGGTCGAAATGGGAGAAAGCCCGGCTTGCCTTTCTAGCTGAACACCCAACGTGTGAGTGTGAGCGATGCAAGGCCTCAGGGCAGCCGCTTCCCGCAGATGTGGTGGACCACATCATCCCTCATAGAGGGAATCAGAAGCTGTTCTGGGACACGAAGAACTGGCAAGCGATGAATCACGTATGTCATAACCGTAAGACAGCACGAGAGGACGGGGGCTTTGGCAACCGTTCTCGTAATTGAGAAAATATAATTTTAATTGAGAATGAGAAGAGGCCCCCCCGGCGAAAAAAGTTCTGAGGCACGAAGCCCAGACCGTGGCGGTCTCTTCTTTGCAAAAATTTCGTGAAATGATAGGGACTTTGAGAAAGGAGGATGGCGCTATGGCAGGACGACCGGCTAAGCCGATTGAGCTTCATCTGCTCAACGGAAACAAACGACACTTGACGAAGGCCGAAATTGAACAGCGGAAAAAGTCCGAAGTGAAACTCGGCGAGCACAAACTGGTTTGCCCGAGTTATGTTCGCCAGGACAAGAACGCATACAAGAAGTGGAAAGAAATCGTCAAGCTCTATAGGGATATAGACTTCGTAAGTTCTGCGGACGTCGGGCTGATGGCTCGGTACTGCATGGCGTTCTCCGAGTACATTAATCTCACCGAACATCGAAAGGTCTGTGCGACAATCCGAGTCGACACTGAGAATGGCGAGGATGAAGATATGCTCGAACTTCTCTCAGCGAAGTACCCTGCAAAGAGGGCGCTTACCATGTTCGAGAAGATTGAGTACGTGTTCTCGGTGTCGGGAGTGATTGCCATTGATAAGGCGCTGAACGCCAAGATGTCAGCACTCGTTCAAATGGAAGATCGACTGTTCCTCAATCCCCTGGCCAAGGTCCGGAACATTCCGAAGAAGGAAGTAAAGGAAGAAGATCCGTTGGCGGGAAAGGGGTTCGGTAATGTATGACGCTTACCGATGAACTCATTCAATATAGCAAGGACTGCATAGCCGATACTCGGCACGTCTGCCAGAAGCACCGATGGGCGTGCGAACGATTCCTCAACGATTTAAAAAAATCAGGAACGAAAGAATTCCCGTACATATTCGACGAAGAGAAGGCTCTGCGGTTCTTCGAATGGGCAGCACTTCATAAGCATACGAAAGGCGTTCTTGCAGGAGAGCCCATCGAGTTCACTCCGATACAAAGGTTCATCTTCGGTAACGTGTACGGGTGGGTACACCAAGACACAGGGCTCAGGCGTTTCCGTAAGGCCTACTGGCAAGTAGCCCGAAAGAATGCTAAGTCACAATCACTGGCAATCGTCGGCGATTATGAGCTGATGGCTCTCGGTGAGCCGATGAGCGAAGTCTATATCGGTGCGACGAAGTCGATGCAGGCCAAGATTATATACAATGAAGTCGTGGCCATGTTGAAGCGGTGCCCGCTTCTCAAGGGCAAGTGGCATGAGTCATACGGAGTCATTCGTCATCCGAAGAGCGACTCAATACTTCGGGCACTGTCGAAAGACGACGGCAAGACGGGTGACGGTCTCAACCCTCAATGCGGCTTAATTGATGAATATCACGCCCATCCGACCGACGAGATTCTTGAAGTTATTAACACCGGTATGGTTGCCAGACGGCAGCCGCTTCTTTTTATTATCACGACGGCAGGTACGAACTTCGGCGGTCCTTGTTACCGAGTTGAGTATCCCCTCGTCGAGAAGATCCTCGATCCGTCGCTCGACTTTGACGTCGCTGATTACTTCTGCATGGTCAATGAGCTTGACAGAGACCAGGAAGGAAACCTCATCGATGACGTCAAAGATGAAGAGTGTTGGGTGAAGGCCAATCCGATAGCGGCGACTTATCCCGAAGGCCTGTCGAACATTCGTAGTAAACTAGCCTCGGCCCTAGAGAGCCCCGAAAAAATGGAGTCGTTCCTCACTAAGAACATGAACCTGTGGGTCAACCAATCCGCTATGTCGTATATGGACATGGCCAAATGGAAGGAACGAGGCGCGATTACGGAGATACCCGTCGACACGTACGGCAGATCCGCATATGTTGGCATTGACTTATCGAAGCGGATTGACCTTACGGCGGCGGGTATTATACTGCCGATTGACGTTGACTGTACGGTCAAGTATGTAGTCCGAGCTCACGGGTTCATTCCTGAGGATACCGTCGCTGTACATGAGAAGACCGATAAGGTCCCGTACCGTGCCTGGGCGAAGGCGGGGTACCTTACGATTACGCCAGGCGATGTCGTCGACTACCGCTTCATCGAAGCGTGGATACATGAGACGACCGACGACCTCGGCGTGAATGTAAAGGAGTTATGCTATGACCCTTACAATGCGACACACTTTGCACAAGATTTCGACGCCCAGGGCATTACGACCGTAGAGGTCAGACAAGGGATGCGGACCTTATCAGAACCGACGAAAGCGTTCCGAGAAGAGGCTTACCGGGGGAACATTCTTCATGAACCGAATCCGCTTCTTGACTGGGCGATCAGCAACGCCGTAACGAAGCGCGATCATAACGAGAACATTATTCTCGATAAAGAGAAGTCGACAAACCGCATCGACCCGATAGCGGCAGTCATTAACGCCTTCAGTCGAGCTCGAGTCACAGCCGAAGAAGATATGAGTGACTATGTACTGTCCGACGACTTTAGTCTATAAAGGAGAAACCCATGACAATAATCCGAAAATATATCGATGACCTACTGCTTATAACTGGCTTCATCTTGTTGGTGATTGCCGGTGCATACGTAAGTCCTGTGGTTGCCTTATACACGGCGGCCGTTGAGTGCTTATCGGGTGCGTATCTTATAAGCTATACGTACGGCCGAAGTAAAGGAGTAGATGACGATGTTCGTTCGTAACTGGATACAGAACCGCGGCGTGTCGGGTCAACTCTTTACGGGCGGCGACAGTGGCACCTTGTCGAACCCTGCACAGTGGCTAATCGATGCCATAGGCGGCGGCTCGACGGTGACGCCTGAGAAGGCAGCGAAAAACTCGAATGTCTCGGCGTGTGTGTCGATACTCGCTGACGACGTCGGCAAGCTTCCGATTCACACCTTTAACAAGCAAAAGAAAGACCTCGGTATGGCGCATCCCGTTGCTAAGCTGCTGTATGAACGTCCGAACCCGTTCATGTCGGCCTTCGTCTTCAAACAGACGATTCAAGGCCACGTAGGTATTTACGGCAACGGGATAGCTTATATAGAATGGGGAAAGGACGGATACCCTGCGGCACTATGGCCACTCGACCCGGTGCGAACCTCTGTCGCTCTCGACGTATCGACAGGTAAGCTCCAGTATAGAACACAGAACGCACGAGGCGACGTGTTCGACCTTCAGCCTGAAGACGTTCTTCACTTTAAGGCCTTCACGAAGGACGGCATTGTAGGCATACCGCCGTGGAAGACGCTCGTCGATGAGCTCGATAGTCAGAATGCGATAAAGTCCTTTATCAGTGACTTCTACCGTAACGGCACTCTTTCGAGCGGGGTCCTTAAGACCGCGACGAAGCTCAACGCTGAAGCCAAGCAGAAGATCCGAGAAGAGTGGGAAAAATTAAACGCCGGCACGAACAACGCCGGTCACGTAGCGGTCCTTGACGTCGGCCTAGACTTCCAGCAGCTCGGCATGCAACTTGACCAGGCTCAATTTCTTGATACACAGAAGTTCGGCATTACGGAAGTGGCTAAGGTCTATCGAGTGCCGCCTCACAAGTTGGCACAGCTCGACCGAGCTACATACGCTAACGCCGAAGCCATGGGTCTTGACTACATTAAAACCACTCTGCTACCGATATTTACTCAGTGGGAACAAGAAATCAATTACAAGCTCTTTACCGACAAGGAAAGGGCTTCTTTTTATGTCAAATTCAATGCGGCCGCCGAGCTCCGAGGGGACAGCACCGCCCGCGCCGGATACTACCGAGACATGCTCAACAACGGCATTTACACCATTAACGAAATCCGTGAGATGGAAGAGATGGACGGCATCGGCGTTGACGGCGATAAGCACTTCGTATCGCTGAACTACACGACATTGGAGAATCTCGGTAAGCCGATTGACACACCGCCGAAAGGAGGTGAGGGGGAATGAAGCGATTAAGTTGTTTTAATATTCGCAACGAAACGGACCAGTCCGCAGACGTCTACATTCACGGCGACGTTATCGATGATGACGCTAAGGCGTGGCTGTCGGACTATGACGGGAATACGTTCGCAGGGTATGTGCTGCCGGTCGATGTACGAGATAGCCTCGAAGCGCTGAAAGGTAAGGACCTTACAATCTACGTCAACAGCGACGGCGGCAGCGTACCCGCAGGCATGGCCATTGCGAATATGATACGAAGGCATGACGGGCATACCGTCGGTGTGGTTGATGGGTGGGCGGCAAGCATTGCGAGTGTTATTTTGTTCGCATGCGATGAAATCAGAATGCCGAACAATACCTTCCTGATGATTCATAAGCCGAGTGCTGCCTGCTGTGGCGATGCCGACGATATGCTAAGAGTGGCGACCATGCTAGATACGGTCCAGGACGGCATTGAACAGGTCTATCGCGCTAAGGCGAAAGATGGCACGACGAATGAGATGATTCACGACGCTGTAGAAGCTGAGACTTGGTACACGGCAGCTGAAGCGGCTGAGGTGTTCGATATCACTGTTGAAGACGCCGCCGTTCAGCTCGTAGCGTGCAGTAAGGGCCTTGGCTTTAAGGCTATGCCTGAAGCTGTGAAGGCGGCTAAGGCCGCCACAGAAGAAGAAAAGCCCGACAATACAGATGAACGTATTCGTCGGCTTCAAGTTGAATTAGAATTGCTTAAATAAGGAGGACAAAACCTTGACCAAAAAAGAAAGAGAATTACGCCAGTTAATGGCCGAAAAACAGACCCACATTCAAAACCTTTTAGCGGACAATCGCATTGACGAAGCGGAAGCTGCTACCGAAGAGCTCAAAGCGATCCGTCGTGAGTTCGATGTCGTGCAGACGATGAATGATGTTGTTCCCGCGGCCGCTCCGTTCGGCGGCATGCCGCAACAAGAAGAAGCGAAAGACGTTGACACGACTCACGTATTCGCTCAGTTATTGCGCAATCGCCACGACTCCCTCAGCGATACGGAATTATCTTTCGCTAAGTCCATGGCCGTACGTAATGCGGCTAACATGAACGAAGGCGCGGGAGAAGCGGGCGGCTTCATCGTTCCGACGGACGAACAGACGAAGATTAACGAGTTGAAGCGTGCTTTGAATCCGCTGTCCGCATTAGTATGTGTTGAAAACGTAAACACGATGAGCGGCACGAGAGTGCTTGAAAAAGCGTCCGATATGACGCCGTTTGCATCCGTCGCAGAGCTTGCCGCTATCGGCGAAATCGACGGACCGAAGTTCACTCAAGTCAAGTACGCTATTAAGAAGTTCGCGGGGATTCTTCCTATCTCCGAAGAACTCTTAGCCGACTCCGACCAGAACCTCTTAGCATATGTAAACGGATGGCTTGCTAAGAAGTCCGTAGCGACGGAAAACGCTCAGATTTTAGCTGTTCTTAAGACGCTTACGAAGGCACCCTTGACGAATTTGGACGGTATCAAAGAACTCTTGAACGTTACGCTTGACCCGACAATATCTTTGATGTCTTCTGTATTGACTAACCAAGACGGCTTCAACTTCCTGGACAAGCAAAAAGACACGGACGGCCGCTACCTCTTGCAGCCTAATCCTTTGGACTCGACCCAGAAGCTCTTGTTCGGTAAGCCTGTAACAGTCGTATCGAATAAGGTGCTGCCGACCGACGCATCTGTAGCAAGTGCGAAGAAAGCACCGGTCATCATTGGTAGCTTCACGGACGCAGTCGTACTCTTCGACCGTCAGGCTACGACGCTCACGGGTACGTCCGTAGGTGGCGACGCATGGAAGCGTGACAGCTATGATGTAAAGGCAGTAACTCGTATCGACGTTCAGAAGTTCGACGATAAAGCCGTTGTATTCGGCGAGTTGACTATTTAGGAGCTGAAAATTATGTTACTGAATGACGTAAAGCTCTATCTGCGAGTCGATGACTATACGGAAGACGAAGTCATTCAGGGCATGATAGACGCAGCCAAGCAGTATATTCAGACGGGTACGGGCGTTACGTTCGATGAGACGAACGCCCGTCATCTGTTAACGCTGAAGATGATAGTAGCCCATTGGTACGATAATCGGGGGCTCGTCGGTAGTACGGCGGAGCTTCCGTTCACTGTCACCGCACAGCTACTTCAGATTGAAGCCGAAAGGAGAGAAACCTAGTGAGTGACGTAATTCAATACGCTAAGGTCATTGAGCCGTGCGTATATAAGAACGAATTCTATGAAGTCGACGATATTATTACGGGAACAGAAGAAGAAATCGAGCAACATGTCCACTTCGGATACGCTGTTCCGACAGAAGAAGCCCCCGTAATTGAAGAAGTCGTAGAAGAACAGCCCGCTGAAGAACCGGCTGAAGACGAAACGAAGAAAGGCAAGAAATAATGACAACCGTATCCGACCTCAGGTCACGGGTCGAGCTCTATAGACCGGCTGTCGAGTCTGACGGTCAGGGTGGTTATGAAGAGCGCATGGACTTCGTGAACACGGTTTGGGCTCAGGTCCTGAGGCCGAGGTTCTGGGACGGAGAAGCGGGCGGCGGTCCTGTAGCCGGGATTACTCAGGGCATAACGATTCGATATCGTGAGGACGTCGGGTACGACTGGCAAGTCGAGTATAAGAACGTACGGTACCGCATCATTCATATCGAATATGGCGAACGCCGAGATGTGATGACGCTGACCTGTACGGCCGTCGAACACCACGGATAGGAGAATCCCATGTATATTAAGACGAATCTCGATGACGTGACCTTCAAAGCCACGGCTGACCTGTCGAAGTTTAATGACCTGACGAAAGAGCGGATCCGCGACGTTGTACGACAGAAGGCCGCTGAGGTCCAGGCTAAAGCGATTGAGCTTGTGCCGAAGGACACGGGAAAGCTCGCCAGTCAGATTCATCTAGAGTTTATGAACTCTGAGAAGACGACTGCGGCTAAGGTCTACACGAAGAACAAGATAGCACACTTCATTGAATACGGGGCAGGCGGTGCGGTCATCGTACCGAAGAAGAAGAAAGCCCTTGCCCCCGGAGCGACGGGTTGGTTCATGGCAAAAGCCGTCATACCGGCTCGTGCGGCTCACCCGTTCATGAAACCCGCAATCGACTTCGTACGCCCGTCTATCGAGTCGGCGATTAAGGAGGCCATCATCCGTGATAAGTAGAATCCCGTTCAACGCGGTGCAACAAAACGTCTATCAACTGCTCTCGACAGGGCAGACGATACCGACGTATGACAGTGTCCCGACGGGACCTGAACGCATGCCGTATATTGTTCTCGGAGAGTTCCACGGCTCGCCCGTAAATGAGAACAAAACGACGGTGTATCATACGGTGTCTCAGCAGATACACGTATGGACTAAAGGCAAAGGAAAAAAAGAAGTAAACGACATTCTCGATGATGTCGTTCATTTACTTACGAAGTACGACCTGAATCTCAACGGATATACACAAATCGGTACGGCGACTATATCGCAGTATCAAGCGTATCAGGAGCTCTACGCCGATAAGACAAGTGCTTATCACGGGGTTCTTTCCGTCGAATGGGTGCTTCAGCAAGAATTAAATTAAGGAGGACAATAATGTTAACAGAAGATAAAATCAAGAACCTTCCCGTGATGGAAGATAACACAACGGCCGTAGCGGGTAAGGATACCCTGGTCTACATTGCCCTGGACAACGCTCCGACGTGGCTGCTCTTGGGCGGTCAGCGTAACAACCCGCTGTCCCGTAAGGCCGATTCTATCGACGCTACGTCGAAGGATAGTGGTAACTACGGGGATAAGTTACCGGGTATGCTCAACTGGACTATGTCTTATGAAGGGCTGTATGTTATGAATGATGAAGCGGTCGAAATCTTAGAGAACCGCTTCAACAACCGCAAGCCTGTATTCATTCGTCAGGAATATCCGGACGGATCTTACCGTACGGGTTGGGCGTCCGTTACAACGCTTGATGAAGACCACAGCTACAGCGGCGTTTCTACCCTGAAAGTGACGTTCGAAGGAAAAGGTGCTATCTCCGATATCCAGAAGCTCTCGGCTGTACCGAACCTCGGTGCGTCTACGAGCACAGTATCGAAGGCGGCCCTCAACGATATCTCGATTGCAATTACACCGGCCGAAGCCAATGTACGTTCGGTTATCATGGCCGACGGCACGAAGCTCTATCAGGAAACTGACTACACTTACAGTCAAGGTGCCCTGAAGCTCTTGAAGACGGGAGCACTGAAAGACCACATCGTAGTCGGTGACAATCTCATTACGATTACGATTACAGCCGATGTTAAGCTTACATATAAGCTCAAGGTTACGGCTTAGTAGAAGTGAAAGAAGGAGCGGTCGAAAGGCCGCTCTTTTTTATTATTATCCGTAAAGGAGACATGAACATGAAAACAACACGGACACTTATTGTCGGTGATAAACGATACGAAGCCTACCTTACGATTAAGGATATGCGAATGATAGAACGGGAAATCAGCCAGTCTCTCTTGTCGATTTTTGACGCCAGTTCGATTGCAGTAGTCTCTCGAATGACAGCGAACATCGACATTGACCTCGTCATGGCTACCCTGCGGTATGCTCTGCACGACAAACGGCACGGCAAGCGGACTGATGACGAGTTATATGACCTCATTGATGAGTATTGTGCGGCCGAGGGTCAGACGATGGACTACCTCGGCGGCTTTGTTATTCAGCTGATATTCGATACAGGACTATACAACAAGGTCAAATTTAAGCCCGAAATGGGTAAAGCAAAAAACGCCGAACCGACGACGCCAAAGAAGCAGGGACGGTAGTCGTCGGGTCGATGGAAGAGTGGGTCGAGGCAGCTGAGCCTGTCGCTTACGGCATGCTAAACCTCAAACCGTATGAATTCGAAGATATGCAGATACGAGAATTCAATGCGATGGTGCAAGGACACTTAAGGCGTAAGAGAGAACGAGATGAAATGAACGCCTACTTCACATATTGGCAGATGAAACCTCATCTCGGAGAGAACTCTTCGCTCACACCGGCTGATATACTGGCACCGCTTTACCCGGATGCCAAGCCCGACCCGAAAGAAGATAAAGAGGAATTAATGAAAGCGTTTGGCATGTAAAGGGGGATGGCCATTGGCAACTGTTGCAGATTTACTTATAAAAATTGGAGCGGACGGCAGCGGGCTGTCCTCGGAGCTCAACAAAACCAAACAGGAAATACAAAAGACGTTCTCGGCCAGTCCGATAAACGAATTCTCGGGAAGCGTCGACACGGCGACGGGTAAGGTCAACTCTATGCTCGGGAGCCTTACGAAGTTTGCGGGCATCGCCGCGGCGGGCTTCGGCCTGAACGCTATCGTAGAAAGCGCTGTCAATGCAGGCGAATCGCTATACCAGGTACAACAGCGATTCAACCTCACGACGGCTGAGGCGGCAAAACTTTCGGGTGTACTCAAGATGACAGGCGGCGACGTAGAGACGGCTGCCAAGTCGATTATGAGACTCGACAAGAACCTCGCCAATAACACGGCAGAAGGACAGAAGGCGGCCGCCGTCTTATCGCAGATGGGGCTGTCGCTCACGGACTCTACAGGCAAGATGAAGCCGATGAATGAACAGCTTGCCGTGTTGGCCAAAGGGTATAAGGCCGCTAATGAAGCGGGACAGGGTCAGGAATTTCTCATGGCGACCCTCGGCACGAGAGGGCTCGCTCTGACGAAGACTTTGCTCAATTATGAAGAAGCGGCACAGCGGGTCTCGAAGATTAAGGGCACGGGGCTTGACCCGAAGCAAATGCATGAAGCATACATGCAGATTCAAGAAGTTAACATGCAGTTCAGCAAACTCGGCACGGTAGCCGGGGGAGCTCTTGCTCCGCTTGTCATGGAGATTCTCCCTCAGGTCATGGACGGACTGTCGCATACAGCGAACTTCATACGTCAGAACAAGGACGAAATCAGCACCGTCATTGTTACCGTCACGAAGCTTGTGGCAGCGTATGAAGCGTTGAAGCTTGCGAAAAAAGGAGCAAGCGTCATCGGTGGCGTTGTAAGCTCGGTACGAGATACCGTAGCCGACCGAACAGCAGACGCTCAACAGCAAGCCCTCACCAAGGCTCAAGAACGAAGAATCAACAAGGCTATCGCCGACAGCGACCGCATGTACGCACAGATGAGACGAGAAGCGGTAAAGACAGCCAATCAGCAGAATCTCTCGGCTGAAGAAACACAAATGTTCATGGCTGAGAAGTTTACCCAGATCGGACTAGAGTCAGCACAGGCGGCCGAACGGATCCGAGTAGAGATGACAAGAGCCTTTGCGGCGGTCAATGTAGAAGCCGAAAAAAGTGCTGCCGTTGTATCGGAATCCGTGAAGGCCTCTACCTATACGGCTGATGCGGCTGCTGCTGCTAAAATCGAAGCGAATACCGCCGTCATTACAAGTAACGCTGAAGTAGCTGAGTCTGAAGTAGCCGTCGGAGCGGCGGCTCGTGAAGCGGCGGCCATTAAAGAAGCCGCTACAGCCACGGAAGTGACGGCAAACGAACGACTTATCGTGAGTAACGCTGAGGTCGCTGAATCGGCTACGGCGGCAGGGGCGGCCTCAGCAAGAGCGAGTGAAGTAGCGACAGCGGCTACGGTGACGACGACTGAAGCGACGATAGCTCTTGCAGGAGCACACGAAAAGGCAGGGGTTGCAGGGGTCCTGGCATCACAGAGAAGTGCTGCGGGTCTTGCACGACTACCCGGGGCGATCGGACGAGTCACCAGTGCGCTGTTCAGCCTTGCAGGTGGTTGGATGGGCGTAGCGGCTGCGGCTCTATACGCGGCATATTGTGCCTATAAATACTTCAATGCTAAGTACGAAGCGGCACAGAAGAACACTTGGACGGGCGATGATGGTTACACCTACACCGCTCATGACGGCAGTATCTGGAGACAGAAGGACGGCGAAGGCGGTAACGCTGATGTGGCGGCCGACCCGACGGGGCAGGGCTCACGAGCTAATGGCGGGGCGACGGAAGAACGAGTCGAAGAAGGAACGGCTACCTATGCGGCTGAGTATTCAAATTGGTATAACGCGGGCGGCGGTAAGGACTTCGCCGATGCGGAGGCTCAACGGCAAGCCGCAGAAGCCGCTGTCAACAATACACAGATACCGTCTTATGACTTCTCCCCGGATACAGGCGTAAGCGGGGCCGGTGTCAGCGGCGGCGGTACACACGTAGAGAAGGAACAGGCTTATGACGTTCGTGCCGGTGCAATATATAACGCAGGACGGTGGAGCGGCCTTAATTACGGCACGGGTGAGAATGAGGTCGTATGCACGACATACGTTGAGAACGTCTGGTCTGATGCAGGGGTGTCGAACGCTTGGAATCTAGGAGCTTGGGCGCCCGATTGGGCGGCAAACGCAGGCAGTGCCTTTCATCCGACAGACGCTTACGGCAATGGCTATGAGGCTCATGCGGGCGACGCCGTCATCACGAACGACGGCGGCCACGTTATCATGCTTGACTCGAACGCATCAGGCTATTACGCAGCCGCAGGTAGTGACCGTGTATCTCAGCATTACGACCAAGACTACAGGGAAGCGTTCGGCGGTAATATCGTCGGTGTCATCTCGCTTACAGAGTTCGCAGGGACGACGGAGACAGGCAAGGCCTTATCTGTATCGGACGTTCGTAAGCAAGCCGAACAGCGTGCGAAGGACATCGCCAATGCACGTAAAGACCTGAAAGGCCTTGAGAAGGACCTTGATAAGGCGATTATAAGCGACACGGGTACAGAGTTCGAGAAGTCTATCTCGGACATGAATGCTAAGGCTCAGAAGTGGCAGGACCAGATCCGTAAGATAAAGAACACCTCGAAGGACATCGACACGAGTCATGCTGAAGACCTTCTGAAGCAATGGAAGATTGAAGAGGCGGCCAAGGCCATGGAAGCCCTGACACAGCGGCGGCTCAAGTTTAATACGGAGATGGCTAAGCTGAACGCTGAGCTCAAAGGCGATTATGCGTCGGTAGCTCAGGCCGAATTCGAAGAGACCGTGCAAAGCCTTGATAAGCAACGTGAGGCAAAGCTCAAAGAGATACAGGCGACGAAAGCTGACTACGAAGCCCTAAAAGAAGCAAATGACTGGTACACGGCGGCCTATCTCGAAGCGGTACAGAAGCGTGAAGACGCTGAACGGGACGCATATGAGAAGTCCGTACAGAGAGCGATTAAGCGAGGCGATATGGGTAGCCTCACAGGCCTGTTACAGTCGCAAGCGGCTAAGGATACACAAGCCTGGAACGACCGCTCTAAGTCGGCTCAGGCCTATTACGACTTATGGCAGAAAGCTCATATGTCAACGGCTGAGATGGTGGCCACAGGCAGCACTCAGATAGCCTCAGGCATTCAAGGAGTGTTCTCGGCTATGGCAGACGGTACGACAAGTGCTAAGGACTCACTGAGAAGCCTCGGCAAGGTGTTCCGCAACACGATTACTCAGATGGTTGCTCAGGTGGCCGCTTCCAAGATTGCGAATATGCTGTTCGGCGGGCTTCTCGGTGGCGGTGGTAAAGGAACGTCGGGGTTTAGCTTTAATGGCAACCTCTTAGACGGTGCATCGTTCAGACCGTATAAGCCGTCCCTCGGTGTATCGATGCCCGCCTTTGCCTCTGGCGGTATGGTAACTGCTCCGACTATGGGGCTTATTGGCGAAGCGGGCAATGATGAAGCCGTCTTCCCGTTAACCGACGAGGTCTACTCAAGAATGGCCAAAGGCATCAGTCAGAACCAAGGCCAAAATGGAAGCGGAGCGGCCGCACCGGTCATCAATATTATCAATAACAGCCAGTCGAACGTGAAGGTACAGTCAAGTACCTATGACAACCAGATGAAGAAGTACATTATAAACGTTGTGGTCGATGCCGCTGAGACAGACGAGGGCGGCATGGCTAGAACGATTCGTAGTATATCGAAGGGATAGCTGATATGAGAACATTTCCCGCGGACCAGATTCCGCATCCCGTAGTGTCGCTCGCCACCAACGCGGGCGATACGTACGTTGAGAAGATGACTGATAATACAGCCGAATCAAAAACTGACGCGGGCTACCGCATCACACGACCTCGGAACACACGAACGCCGAGGTCCTTCCAGTACGCCTGGACGTGCCTGACGGAAGCTCAGAAGAATATACTGAGAGACTTCTGGAAGACTGTTCGTAAGTCCGATATGTTTGTGTTCAAGGACTATGACTCAGGCGATACATGCACGGTACGCTTCGTGAGCGACTGGGAATCGCACTACTCGCACCCTGAGGGGTACTTCGTATCGCTCACATTCGAGGAGGTGTAGCCGATGAAGGTGTGGGAAACAGCGGCCATCTTAGAGAAGAACAAACTCTCGTCCGATGCACCGTTCTTATTGTTATTGAAGCTTCATCACGCAGACCTTCCTGAAGATATCTATCTGGCTAGAAACACAGAAGACGTCATGTGGGCGGGCCGAACGTGGACCCGCTTCCCGTTTAGCGTGACGCCTGTCACGACGGACGGAACGACACTGCCGTCTGTTAAGCTCACCGTGTCGAACTGTGGCGGTATCATTCAGTCATACCTACAGCAATACGGCGGCATGACTGACGCCGAGGTCACCTTATATATCGTTCATACGAATCTCTTAAGTAACGACGAACCGCTCGACCAGCTCGACTTCACATGTCTTTCAACGTCGTATGATGAAGCCTGGGTCACATTCACCCTCGGCAGTAGCCCTGAGCTGTATAACAAATTCCCTCTCGATACGTACATGCTCGACTTCTGCCCGTTCGTGTTCAAGTCCATTCGGTGTGGTTACGCCGGTGCTGACAAGCCTTGCAATAATACGATTAAAGAATGCCGCATCAAGGAGCGCTTCGGGGGCGAGCAAGGGATGACGGGCAATTATGGTTAATATTAGCGACCTTATCGGTGTTCCCTATGTAAACGGTGGACGAAGCGTAGACGAGGGGCTCGACTGTTGGGGGCTCGTTCGTGAGTATTATAGGCGAGAAGGGGTAGACCTTCCTGAGATTCTCATCGATGCCGAGAACACCAATACCGTCATGCGTACCGTCGATGATACGAAGGCACGGTGGCAAGAGCTGAGCGAGCCTGAGATAGGTTGTGTCATACTGATGCGGCTCATCGGTAATCCGCTTCCGAGCCACTGCGGCGTGTACCTCGGCTATGGCGAGTTCATTCACGCCATTGCCCCTGCCGTACAGGCCGACAGGCTGTTACGGTGGGGGCCTCGTGTTGTCGGATTTTACAAGCCCAAAGAAGGAGCATATCCGAATGTTTGAGATTATATCAGTAAAAAATATATTAACAGGAGAACAGGAACGACAGCGGTATGAGTACGAAGGTAAGCGGCTCATAGATATCGTCGATATTAACGGCTTACTGGTGTTCGTCAACGGATCGCTTGTCGATATCCCCTACGGTTACATCCCTCAAAACGGTGACCAGGTCGTCTTGACCGCTGAGCTTGAGGGCGGCATGAAGGGAGCCCTGGGGTGGATTTTGCAAATTGGCCTTATGGTTGCCGCTCCGTACGTGGGCGGTTGGCTCGGCATCACTGCTAAATTCGGACAGGCCTTAGCCGCAGGCGCGTTCATGATACTCGGCGGGAAGATTATAAACAGCCTGTGCCATGTTAATCAGGCACACGCTCAGGAACAGTCATCGTCTCCAACGTACGGGTGGGACCTGCCGCAGATACAGACTCATGAAGGCGGTCTTATCGGCGAGACCTTCGGCGTTACGATGCCCGCGGGTCAGTTACTCATGTACCATGTGGAGACGGAGTCAGAGACCTACAAGCTTACTGACGGAGCTCTTACGAATACGCACAAGTACAGCGGCGAGAAAGATGTGCAGTATCTTAATGTACTGTTCAGCGGCGGCTATGGCCCTGTCGATTCTATCGACGATATCCGCATCGGTTATACGCCGATAGAGAACTTCGAGTCTGTACAGATAGAAAAGCGGCTCGGTACGAATGACCAGGAGCCGATATCATTCTTCCCGAACACGGTTGCTGACCAGTCGATTGACCTTGACTGTAAAGAAGGAGCGTCGGTCATAAGAAGTACCGATTCTGACCAGTGCAACGCTATTGAGCTTACATTCACTTGGCCCGGTGGGATCTACTCAACGAATGATAAGGGGAACTTCACAAACCTCACGGCCCGCTTTACTATCGGCATTCGTAAGACAGGCAGTCGGGACGCCTGGCTTGAACAAGTATGCGCCGTAACAGCGGGAACGAACCAGACGGTCCGGCGCAGCTTTAAATTCGAGGGCCTTGAAGCGGCACGGTACGACGTACGAGTGCTGCCAACGACTATGCCGATGACCAGTCGGCAGAATGCGATGATGAGGTGGTCGACCCTATCGACGTATATCAACTCAGGCCAATTCATACGACCGAATAAGGTCCTTATCGGGCTTAGAATTAAAGCGACGAACCAACTGAACGGGGGCATACCGAATCTCAACTGGCGACAGAAGCGTATGCACGTTCTGGTCTTTAATCCTCGTACGCGGCAGTACGAAGAAAAGTCCGCACAGAACCCGATATGGGCGGCATATGATATCCTTCACCACTGTCGCAGACTCAAGAACATTACGACAGGTCAATTCGAGTATGTAGTCGACGGCTGCCCTGCCGACCGCTTCAGTAAGTATTTTGATGAGTGGCAGAAGGCTGCTGATTACGCTGACGAAATGGTCGACGACGGCAACGGCAGCACGGAACGGCGATTCCAACTCGATGCGTTTTTTGATACTAAACAAAAGCGCTATGAGGCAGCCAATAAAGCCGCTCAGGTCGGACATGCGACTATCGTGCGACACGGTGTGAACCTCGGCATCGTCGTCGATATGCCCGGCACGATGAAGCAGATATTCGGTGAAGGCCGTACGACCGCCTCGTCTGTAAGCGGCAGCTTCTCATCTCGTGACGAACGGGCCCGTAGCGTACAGATTACGTATAACGATGGGCAGCGGGACTTCAAGAATACGGAGTTCTTTGTCCGATCCGCTAGGTACGCCGAGAATAAGAACCTTCAGGACAATACGGCGAACGTGACGCTCTTCGGCGTGTCTCGTCGCTCACAAGCTCACCGTGAAGCCTTATACTACTTAGCTACGAACGAACGACAGCTACAGACGATACAGCTGTCAGCAGACGTGAACGCGCTAGTGTGTGAGTACGGCGACATTATCGGCGTAGCTCATACCGTGCCGAGACTCGGCCTTGAGAGCGGCCGAATCATGTCGGTTGACGGGAAGAAGGTCAAACTCGATAAGGAAGTGACGCTGACCGCTTCGGACGTCTACAGTATCATCGTTCAGCGTTCAGCCGATGACGCTCTGGTCACAAGAGACGTACTGCCCGTATCGACGGATACGACGACGGATACGATTACTGTATCTCAGTCATTCGGTGCTGGAGATGAAGTCAGTCAGTACGATTGCTACGCCGTCGGTATCAGAGATAAAGTCGTAAAACCGTTCAGGGTTGTAAAGCTCGAACAGGACAAAGACCTCAAAATGACGATTACGGCCACCGAGTACGACGAGAAGATATACGAGCCTGACTATACTCGGTATCCGATTATTGATTACAGCAAGCAGAAGTCGGCACTTCTTAAAGCACCGATTAACCTCAAACTGTCAGAGGAGAATCTAAGAGTCCGGGGAAGCGGCCGTAACAGTATCATTCATTGTACATGGCAGATGCCTGAGAACGCTCGATTCGATACGTTCCGAGTATCGTATTCTACTGATAACTACAACTGGACAGACGCTCCGACTACAAGAGCCCTGTCATTAGACCTCGAGAACATGGAGCCCGACCATACTTATTATGTGAGAGTTCGAGCTATCTTAGACGGATTCGAGTCGGCGTACGCCTCGGCTCATATCGGCGTATCGGGCAACATTCTACCCGCTACACCGGCAACAGGCGTGACGGCGTACACACGGTACCGTCAGCTAGGCGGTCAAGCGATATACGACGTCATAGTGAACTGGCTGCCCTCGTCGCTTACGGGCCGTGTCTACTATAAGACTTCATACGCTTCGGCTGAGAACGTCATCGGTACGACGCAGACGCCTTGGAGTGCTTGGGTATTCGCAGGTGAAGGAGCGGGACAGATAGTCATTCCGCAGCTACTACCGGGAGAGACGATCCGAGTCGCCGTTACAACAGCGAACGAGCTCGGGGAGTACACAGTACCCGATGCGGTAGAGTATCTCGACGTCATTGTGGCAGAGCAAACCACTAAGCCGCTCGCTCCTGAGAACCTCACTATAGAGTTCACCGACAGAGCGACGGCACGGTGGAACGCTGTCACGAACACGTCGATAGCCTACTATGAGGTCAGAACGAATAACGCACCGGGAGAAGCCGCAGGGCTACTCGTACAGACTACTGACCTTCAAGCGGTACTGCCGCTTACGGAACGACAGGGAACGATATTCGTGTTTGCTCGTAACACACAGGGTGCGTACAGTGCGGCGGCTCAGCTAGCGTATAAGAAGGACGCACCGAAAGCACCGAAAGCGCCGAACGTAAAGACGGGTATCGGAACGCTTACCGTTACAGCTCAGTCGTTTCCTGTCGGCGTATCGAAGATGCACGTACGGATCGTCGGACAACAGCACTCGACGGCCTTCGACACAACGTCGAGCGTGGTCTCGTACGCTTGCGAAAGCGATATATACGACGTCAGCATAAGCTTCATTGACGTATTCGGACCTGGGGCGGAGTCAGGGGTTACGACCGTTACGGTAACGGCAACCATTGACCTTTCGACGCTTAATCGTGAAGCCTTAGGGCTTGATGAGATTGATAAGAATATCGCCAAGATTGAAGCCGAGGTCGGAACGGTGAAGTCCGACGTAAACGGCCTACAGTCAAAGCTGACACAGACGGCCGCAGGCTTACAGCAGTCCGTGACTGACCTGAACTCGAATATTCAGACACAGCTGTCGCAGTTCAGTAACAGTATTGACCTTCGTGTCAACAGTGCTATCCAGGGGCTCGACGGAGACGGGCTCATATCCCGCATCAACTTATCGACCTCAGGGGTCCGCATCGACGGTAAGCTCTTACATGTAACGGGTCAGGCCCTGTTCGACAACGACATCATTACGAATAAGATGCTTAGAGCGGGCTCGGTGTCGGCCGATAAGATGCAGGTAGAGTCGCTCGACACGGTGAGCGCTCGAATCGGGACGCTCCGTACATCGACATCCGGAGCTCGGACGGAGATTAAAGACAATCTCATTGAAGTATATGACGACGATAATGAGTTGAGAGTGAGGATCGGCATATGGAGCTAAATACTGGAATAGAAGTCATCAACCCGTCGGGTACGACATTCCTGTCGCCTGACAGCACGATATGCCGCGTCATCGATAAGGTGTTCATCGTGTTCGGTCAGCAGCCGATATGTCTGAATAACAACTACGCATTCGAGAACTATCTGGATGATGATGCGGCACTTGATAAGGCGAAACGAACGGCGATGAAGGAGTACATCGCCAAGTACCATAAGACCGGATATACAGAAGCTGACTACGATAAACTACCCGCTTCAGAGCGGTGGCAGGCGCGAGAGCTGATGAAGGAGTCGTTCTCGATGAGAACGGTCGCGTGGAATCAGAACCGACGAGGCCAGCTCGTACTTCATAATCATATCGATGATAATGAGAGATTGTATGTGGCAACGGTCGGGCACGGCCTGAGGGCCGCCGTTATCGACACTCTACAACTGCTCGAGGGCGGCTTCAAGCAGTACAAGGATAATTCGGTCATAAACATCTGGTTCGAGGTTCCGGGGGCAACGGGGAAGCGGTATGACACTGCATACGAAGGAGATACGCCCGAGCGGCTAAAGCAGTATATCAAGAATCCGTATTGGGGATATCTTATTATAGGAGCGATGTAATGGAACTGATACGAGTGCAGAATAAGAAGAAGAAAACGGTCATTAACAGCACCTACGAGAACTTTGTGTGCAAGTCCAGAAAGGTCGTTCAGATTAAGCGGCTAAAGAATGTATCGATTGAGTCGATGCCCGCCTTCGGTCCTGACGGTTCAGCCCAGGTTGGCTATATGAGCACGACCCTGTGGCCTGATGACAAGAAAGCCGCGCTCATGACAACGGTGCTTAGCCCTGACGTGTTCCCTACACCGCCGCTGATAGCCGTGACCGCCCCGAAGGATTATAACTTCACGGCGTACTGGCGAACGCAGAACGATAATGGGGTCATAAGATTCGTTCATTATGTTCAGATCCGTCGGAACGACGACAAGAATATCACTGTCGAGGAGATATGGAATAAGGTCGATTTATACGTCTATGACTTTCTAGCTCCTCAAGGCCAGAAGAACGGATACGGAAGAACCCAGGAAGGGGTTGTGGGCGTTCACGACGGAGCCTGGAAGCTCTGGTATAAGGTCTTTGTGAATGAAGGTATGTACCGAGGAGATCTGAATAATCATGTAGAGCTTGACTGGCAGGCACTTCGTAAGCCACGGCCGAACCTGACCGCCCTGGGAGATTATCCTGATATCGACAAGTGCAAGTGCGGCGTACAGGTATACGGTTATCACCGCTTCTGGAACGAACGATTCCATTCGCCAAAAGCCGATAAGAGAAGTGCGGAGATTAAAAAGAAGAAAGGAAAGCTCGAGCGATACTCCGCGGACCTTCTCTATGACTCTCGGCTACCGTGGCTCGTGGTCCTCGGCCAAGTACAGGAGCACCTCAAGTACTCAACGGACGGCGGCTACCTAGAGGGAGATATACGCCGCTCACACGTCGACTCAGTAGCGTATTCCTCGAAGATTGGCGTCATCGTAAGCTCTGTAATCGAAGGGACTGCCATGTCGAAGGAAGTCGCTCATACGGGGCTTATACAATACTCCGTTCGACAAGGCCTCACGTTCACATCTGAGAACGCCGTCGGTACGGTCGAAGCGGATGAGCGGCTGCCGACGGTAGCGAATTATCCGATTGTGTTCAACGGCTCTCCGTCGCTTGATTATCTTGTCGTGAATATCGACGGAGTACAGCCGAATACCGTTGATGAATTTGTGTAGAGAGGGGCGATAAAATTGAAAGTATTCAACGATGAACTGCACTGCGGATCCGACTTCACTCGGCGATACGTTGCCGATGGGCATGACTTCACGGGAGCGACGGCCGTAATGAAGGTCCGCACAGAGAATGACATCGAGCTTGTAGCCGCCGACTGCACGGTCGACGGGGACTCCGTCACGGTGAAGATACCCGGCGAGAGAAGCCGAGAGATACCGAGACGGTACAGAATAGCCAAGTACGACGTGTTCGTACAGGCAGCCGACTACAGTTACAAGCTCGTCATGGGCGATATGCGAATTATTCAAGATGAATCAATGCATTAGAGGGGGAACAAAAAAAATGGAAGAAAAACAAAAAGTAGAATTGACATTACCGAATCCGCTGAACATTGCCGTTCAAGTCCCGGGATTACCGGGTAAAGACGGCAAGAGTGCTTACGAAGTAGCTGTCGAACAGGGCTTTGTCGGTACGGTTGATGAATGGCTCGAAAGCCTTCACGGACAGAACGGCAGCAACTCCGAACCGGTCAGTATGAACTTTCCGACCGTATACAGAATGATGAAAGACCGTGCGATGAAGGTCGACAGCGACAGCCTCGAGGATCTTCTCAAAGCGTTGTTACGGGAAGTCATTCCCGACGGTCGATATACGTCGTATCTTGCCGAATTTAAACTCGTTGACGGCACGTCGGTTGCAGTCGGCGATACGGTCGTACACGTAGAAGGACAGCCCGGGTTTTACGTGGTCGATACGACGGGCAATCGTCAGATGATACCCGACAGCGGCCGGCTCGACTTTGCACTCATGCAGCCGTTTGACGGAAACGAAAAGGTCCTCACAATGGAGTATCCGAACAGCAGTGAAGGCACAGCCGCCTCGCTTACAATCCCGGCAGTACAGACAGGGGGAAGCGAAGAAGAGTTGTTCAATGAGAACAGTGTGAGGATTTATCGTCGTGCAGATGGACAGGCGGTTATCGACTTCCCGGCATACGCCATGTTCGACACGATATATAGCAATCCGAATCTTGACTCACTTCACTTCGACAGCCTTGAGCTTAACGAACTTTCGGGCGGCGGCGACGATATTACGATTACGGGCATGATGTTACTTGCGAAGCTGACAAGCAAAGCGTATTTCCCGAGAGATAAGGAAATGCCTGAACACGTTACACTGCCTAATCAGCCTGAGCGGCTTAACCTCGAATTCAGGAGAAAGGGACGAGCAGAAGGATACGCCGATGATGTGTTCAGTTGGGCGAACGTTGACTGCGACGGCTCGACTTTCGACCACGGCGTAGGGGTCAGCTATGCTAAGCAAGACATACTTTAAGGAGGTTGCCGATGTGGACATGGAGTTTTGAGCTTGCAGACGTTTTGACGACCTTAACAATTATAAGCACGCTCGGCGGTATGGCTTATTACTTGATTGTACGGCCGTTTTTACAGCGGCTCGAAGAAGACCGAATCAACGACCGCACATTTTTCTCTTCTAAATACGATACGTTAATCGAAACATTGCGAGAATTAAAAGAAGAAATCAAGCTATCTCGTCAAGACAGAATCCAGCAAGCACAACGACACTTACAGCTCGTTGGTCGTGTTGAGGTCCTGGAGTCACGAGTCGATGACCTTCGCAACGAAATCCACGGTGATAAGCGATGAAGGAACAAGTTATTAATTCACTCAAAAAGGCGTTCCAGTCGGCGAGGATTGCGAGAATCAGTCCGATGGGGATTATTGCAACTCGATTCCTTGTATCGATTATGATTACGCCGATTATACTGATGTCGATTACGTATCTATTGTCATTCTTACAGGGATACGTAAGTGAAGAACACAGGCAACTGATTGCGGTAGGTTCGAGCATCGTGGACCATGTGTTCACGCCGCCCGTGCTTATCGCCTTTTCGGGATTTTTGGCGTTATTTATTGACCGAAACAGGAACGGAATCCCGGACAGACTGGAAGAACCGCAACGGCCTAGCGTGCCGACGGATAATGAAAATGAGGTGAAGAAGTAGTGTTCAGAGAATTATCGTTCAATGAGCTTATGGATTTGGCGCTTGCGGCTAACAGCAAAATCGACAAAGCGTATATGCACTGGACAGGGGTTCGGGGTGGTCGGCATTTCGCAGATTATCATATATGCATCGACCGTGACGGCACGATGTGGACAGACATGAACGCTTTAACGGATTTTAAGAATCACACGTATGAACGTAATCATAGCGCCGTCGGCATCGCTGTTGAAGCTTGTTTTGATGCTGTCAACGAGAATAATCTTGGCAGTGAGCCGCCGACAGAAGAACAACTTGTTACGATGACCAAGGTCATGGCGATATTGGCAATTAATGCAGGCGTTCCGCTCGACGTGCAGCACCAAATGACGCACGCCGAAGCCGCCGACAACAGAGACGGATTAGATTTATGTTATTCCGATTATACGGGATTCCCGAACAATACATACGGACCTGACTCGAATGTTGAACGATGGGACTTGCTTGTCGTTCACGAGGGCGATGAACGGTGGAGCGGCGGCGATTGGTTGCGAGGAACGGCCCGTTGGTGGGGAAATCAGTGGGGAAGTACCATATAAAGGCGGTGAATTG